TATGCCCAGCGTGAAACAAGTCAAATGTTGAACATGTAAATCCAATTTTCAAACTAGTTCCTCTGCAATGCCCAACAGTTCGGCAACTATAAACAATGATCCTGCAACAAGAAAATCACCAAAGCATAATGCACCGCCAGCTAAGATTCTAAATCCGCTTTTTATAAAGCTAATATATTTGTGCTTTTTTGGATCTGGATGCTTAGTTTCTCCGTTGTCAGGATTTTGATTTGTTACTAAACCGTCTATGGCATCTCTTGCATTTTTGATATCTACAACTGCTTCGTCAAATGTACTCATACGTGTTCCTTATATAAATGTAAGTAGTGCGTGGAGGTCCCATCCTGCTAAAAATGACCAAAGCATAGCAGGTACAATTCTTAGTTCGTAATATGATTTTTTGGCAAAATAAACTGCTATAACCAGTAGTAAAAAACTTAGTAAGAACATATAGATCTCCTTTACTATACATTATAAAGGCAAGATCAGGGCTAGTCAATAGCCCTGATGTTCAAAACTAATAAATTATCGAACGAAGTCTTCTGGACGGATTTCAGTTCCGTGAGCTACACTACTGAAAGTTCCAAATTCTGGACCAGCTGGTCTTTCGTCTGCTGACATTAAAATACCCGCTGGGTCAACACGCCAAATAGTAAATTCAACACCGGTTTCATCTTCTACAGTAATACCACGTGTCCATCTACCGTGTTCGACTAGTACCCACTCACCTATTTTAACATCGGTTTGTTCTGGACCAACTGCAAACACTTGTGCCCAACGAGGTTTTACACCTTCGGATTTTCCATCGTCGCTTAGTAGCACAATTCCAGTTGATGTTTTTTGCTCTCCAAAATTCATATCCTTTACGAGAATATGTTTTCTAATTGGTCTAATTCTATTTGCTGGTGCTTTACTCATATGTTTCCTGTTCACTCTTCGCTTGACGTACTTTTCTTCACACTTGAGTTTGGTGCTTCTCTTAATACTTCTTCGCGTTTACGAATAATTTTGCCACCTGGTCCTAATTCATCGCCTCTTGCATTAACTTTAACATTACCAACTGCTACAGTCATTTCGTTAGCCATAACCAGTTTGTTCATATCAACTTCTTTGCCCTGCATCGAGCGATAAACTTGTCTTTGTTGTTCTTTCATTGCCATATTAATCTCCTAGGATTATGCTTTACTTATCTCAGGAATTCCTGCCAGTCTAAATTATATTTGATAGGATCTATGCTGTGTACACCTATTAAGTATAAGACATAACTGGCTACGCTAGATCCTCGCCCAACACCCCAAACTACACCTTCTTTTGAGCAAGTATCTACAAAATATTTGAGCCACCGAAGCAAATCTAGCATATTTCTTGCTTTGTACGCTTCTAACTCGTCCATCAATCTTTGATAATTTTGCTTAGGGCATTCATTAACTAGAAATCCTACAATATCCATTTGTTTGTATTCATCGGGCATGTTCCATTCGTGTTGCATTATGTTATCAAACTCTTGGGGAGATACTAATGCATCAATTGGCTCAGCAAATTTGAACCCAACTTGCTCTTCTAATTGCCAAACTTCGTTAGTATGCTCGACAAACAATAAATCAGCAGGATTGAACTTGTGTCCTTTGTACAAGGCATCAAACAAATCTTGTTCGTTAAAAATTGGATTGCTGTATTTGTCTAATCGCATTCAACTATATTAGTTGACTTTGATCAATTTGTCAAGATCTTTATTGCGAGTATTCATCATTTTTTCGTAGGCTATTCGTTGGCGTTTTGCCAATTCTTCTTTGTAAGTATCTAAAGCCATTGAAATTTGAGTTTTTAATTCAAAACTATTGGTAGCAAAGTATTTTCGAGTTAATTCATTTATTTTCGAATCTACTTCGCTATCTTTAAGTTCTGAAAGGTCGCCGATTAATGGATGCATATTACCAAGTTGAAATTGCTGCACGTTTCCAAGTATTCGCAGCTATACATACATAAACATAAGAGCTATCGTATGCAATTTGTCCTGCAAGTCCAGTTGAGCTTGCAGTTCCAGGAGCACTTACAACTTCGCCAGGTTGCACTCCTTCTACGGTGCAACTGTTATTGCCAATTACATACCATTTGCCTTGTATGTATTGAAGTATGCAACAATCACCTGTAGAATTGAATACAATAGTTCCTGAACCACTTGACTTCCAGCCAGCATTAGCAACTGATACACTCATATTTCCTGATGAGTTTTTCATTATTAAGGTCTTAACTTGACCTTCAATACCGTCTGTTAATGAACAGCTTTCGACGCCACTTGTACTAAAATAACTTACTGATGTATCTAAACTTATAGTTCCTGAACTTGCAACATCTTCGCTGCCGTTAAATGACAGTTTAGCTAAAGTCCAATTTGTTCCGTCACAGGCTAGTGTTAAGGCTGCGTAGTTTCCTGCTACAGATACGTTACCAGTGGCTCCATTAATTGTAACAGCTGCATCGCCAGGATTAATAGTTATTGGGTTTGTACTAGCATTACCTGCATCAAAAATATTAATAATTGTTCCAACACTTGGAGATAGTGGCAATGTAATAGTTACTGGGTTAGCTGATGTATCTACTAGTACACTTTGACTACCTGGTACAGTATAATCTGCTAGGACTTTTACAGGCCCATTGTTGACTGTAACTGGATATTCTGCACCAACTTTTGAAGTTTCTGTGTAGCTGGCAACGCTATGCATAGCTGAAACAGTTAACTGAGTTCCGTTTGGAGTTCCTGCTGTGGATGGAACAGGGCTTCCACCAGGTGTTAACAATAATTGGAATGTTGTTCCAGTACCACCTGTCTTAACATAATAAGTTGTTCCGCCGGAAGAGTATCCGAATAGACTTGGATTTCCTACTTGAGGAGTCCAAGTGCCACTAATTTGTATTGGTTGATTTGTGCCTAGTGTACAACTAGACACTTGAATTTGCCCAGATGTTCCTAAAATTACCAAGTTACTAAGATTAAAGTCTGCAACTAGCGGACGATCAGCTTGACGTCCGTATAGATATAATGGGCTTGGTGTATCTTCTGTAACAAGGATTTCTGTATATGCACCAGCTGTACCAGCAGTTCCTTCTACGGTTACATTTGAAGAATAATCTAAAATTGTTCTTTCACCTGGCTCGTTGTCTGGATTAACAACTGTATCTGGTCTAGTAGAAAATCTTAAATCGTATCCAAAATTTGAACTGTCAACTTGGCTAAATCTATATTTCTTTCCTGCTTTAAATGTTTTAAGTTCACTGAGTTGATCGCCTAAGTTTGTTGAAATTGCTACGTTGTTAATAAAAAATACAGGTTGTGTTCCGCTTCCATTATCGTCAACAGTAACATTGTATGTAATTAAATCAACATTGTTGGTCCATTGATCGGAATCTGCATCATACTTTAATGCATCCCCTGTTCTTGGATCTGTAATGTTTACATTGCCAATAGACCCAATGTCATTAATAGTAATAGAACTTGTTGTTAGTGTAGTATTACCAGTTACTGTTAAGTCTCCACTAATAACAGTATTGCCGCCAACAGTTAAATTTTTTGCAATACCAGCACCGCCCTTTACAGTTAAAGCGCCAGAATCAACAGAAGTAGAATTTGTAAGTTCATCAACTCCTAAGGTTCCAACTTTTAAATTGGTATAGTTATTTGGTTCTGTATCTAGGTTGCTTATGTAATTTACAAAAATCTTTTTAGTAGTGGAACCAGTCCAAGTCCAAGCTTCAATTACTTGATCCGAACCGTTTGGATTTAATAATAGAGGTAATGCAAAATCAGAATCGTTTGTAATAGTTCCTGAACCTTCAGTTGATAGTGTAACTGTTTTCCAAGGCTTTACTGTTCCTGTACCACTTCCTTTTGCCGATGCTGTAAACACAACGCCAACAGTCATACCATTCATTGATGTAGAAGTAACTGATTGACCACCAATATCTACTGTATATGTTCCTGCCCCACCTGTACCTGTTAGTGATGGATTTTCTACATTTGTAGCAATAATTTTTGTTCCCGCTGCAACTGTTCCACCGGTAATATAAGTGTTAAGTCCTAAAGATCCAGCTGAAACAGAAATAACTGTTAGTGTATTTCCGTTAATGCTACCAACAAAAACTGCTGTTGGGTCCGCACCCATTGACACAAAGTTTGTATTGTTGACCTCATTAATAGTGTAACGCTTACCAATTGTAATATCGTTGCCTACAGAAATAGAAGATCCGTTACTTCTAAAATGTGCTCTTACTTTAGCGTAGTTTCCAGAGTCAGGCCAATTAGTAAATGTAAAAGTAGAATCAGCAGTAAGTGTAAATGCCTGCAAAGATCCTTTTTCAAGATCAATGTTCGCAGTTCCTGTAACAGTTTGAGCGTAAGAAGTTCCGTGGAAATTAGTAAAATTTCCGTTAGAAATATTATTACCGCCTAGGTCGTTTGATAGTGTCCCACCATCCAACGCTGCTTTTAACAGTACCTTTCCTTGGAGATCTTCAATTTCTCCTTTGGCGTAGGTAAAGTTTGTTTTAATTGCAGAAAAATTATCTCGAAAGCCTTGGCTATCGTTGTCTTTTCCAGCAACGGGATACGCACTATCAATGTTTGTTTCGTCTATTTGGCTGCTCATATTGTTATCCTATCATTTCTGAATACTAGGTATTTATCTGCGGTTAATCCCTCAACAGAATCAATTATATATCGATCCGCGGTGTAATCTAGCTGATTAAACGCAAAACCTGTTGTTTTTAAATAATTTTTGATATTCAATAGAATATCGTCTGCTGTTCCTACTTTGCAATAGCATAGCGGAACAGCCAGTTGAAAATCTAGCTCTTGCTTAGTGTTAGGCTGAATGCTTCTCATCCATAAAGGAAGATAGTTTCTTTCAATTCCAAACCCACTAGTACCGTCAGTCCAGTTGGCTAAACGATCCCTCCATATTGAAATACTGTTCGGAAAATAAGCATTTGTGTTTGGATTTGAAACTTCGTAACCTTGACTATCCACAGTTATTATTTGATCTGGACGCTCTCTATAAGGTTCGTCTGCAGCAAGGTCTTCTAGTTTAGTGCTCCAAATGGAATTATTTGCATCTACCGTTATACCCTTAGGTTGCTTACTTAAATTTTCAATTTTATTAGCTAAACGTTTTCCATTAGGCTCTAGTGGATCTAGCATTTCTACGTAAATGACTTCATATATTGCTGTTTTTGTTTCAGGCAAGTATGCTGTAGCTTTTTTAATTTGACCAAAGTGAAAGCGTTTGCGTTTATGATTCAATCCCATTGCACTAACGTATGCCTGTGCTTCTTTGGTTTCAATTCCTGCAAATACTAACATTGCAAGTTCTGTTTGAATTCCAAAATTAGGATCGTTAGCTCTGTAAATGCTTAACGGAGTGAATACTGTTGCGTTATTAATAAATTCCTTCCAAGCAGTTCTTTGCTCTGTTTTTAAGAAAGGTTTAACACGAATATTGCTATAGATTAGTTGATTAGGTGTTTCAACTGAAATTCTAAATTTTCTATTAATTGCACTATATCCATATTGATCCTGGGCATTTACAGTAAACTCGTAAATTCGGTCTATGCTACTAGTATCGCCATCGAATGTAGTAACATCTGTTGTAAAGTCAAATGTAGTTAAACCAGGAGAAATTATATTTCCGAGCTCATCCAATGTAGCATATTGATTTACTTTACCTATAATTTCTCCGTCAAGGTCAAGACTTAGTCCTGGAGGTAAATGACCATCTATAATAGTATAAAGAATTGTATTATTCTCAATGTTTGATGTTGCTTTAACATTAAGTGTTGAGACATAGTTTGCATTAATTGTTCCAAGATTAGATGGAGTTTCCCAATTTAAAATACTATCGATTTCGCCTAGTAAATCAACTGTAAAAATTTTTGGAGTTTTTGCAACTTCTCCGCTATCACTTAATTTTGATGCAGTTATTGTAAACTTATATGTCTTTGTAATAGCAGGTTGGTAGGGTACTAAACCAAATACTTCTGCGTTATTTTCATCAAACGCCATACCAGTAGGCAATTGACTAAGTGTACCAATTAAAAAGTCAACTCCATTAGGAATGTTATTTTCCAAAGGTTCGTACAGAGTTAATCTATATTCATTATTGCCTAAAGAAGCAACGTTTGTAACTGTGTGAACAGTTGATGAATTAGAAACTAAACCTGCAAATGTTAACTTGTGTCCAACTTGTGGAACGGCTGTTGCTAATGTTATAGAAACATAAGAACCGCCAATAGCATTATCAGTTGTTAAAATTTTTCTAGTTTTTGCTCTACAATCTGCATTAACAGTTTCTAAACTGTAAATTACGTTTTCAGTTTCATACGTATCTAATACAAGAGTTATGTAATTGTTAGCTCTATATAAACCTAAATAGCTTGAAGTAATCCATGTTGGAGGACGCAGATATGTTACGTCAGCAGTGAATAAAGGATTTCCATCTAACCATACAGTATTGTCAGCACGGAAAAAGTCGTCGCCTACTACGAAAATTTTAAATCTTCTTTTTGTAAAACTATCACCGTCTGTTACTGTTACTACAAATTCGTAGGTTCGATTTAGTTTTCTAGGTTTATTTTGTTGTAATGCAAAATCAAAGAAAATACTATCATATACATAGCTATCGTAACCGTTAGTAGGAACAAACGCAAAATCATACGCAACTGCATCGTAGCCGCTATTGGCATAGGTTCCGTCACCGTCTTCTGGTCGTATGGCCAAAGTTGGTTGTACGAATCCAACGATTCGTCCATCGTTAGTTAATATTAGACCTGGCGGCAATGCACCATCGTCTTTAGCAATAAAGTAACTTAACTGTTGTCCGGCTGTAGTATCGTTATCAATGACGGACAACTGATAATCAACATAACTGCTGTCCATGACAAATAACTCTTGATTGTCGCCAATTTGTATCAATCCTTCTGGAGTAACAAATTCTGGTTTGTCTTCTCCTTCGATTGATATAACAAAAGTTCTGTCAGCAATTTGGCCGTTTTTACTGGCCCTAATACAGAATTGAAAATCAGTCAATCTTGGAACTTCAAATGCTGATCCGATAATTTTATTATCTAGTAGTCTAAGCCCGGGTGGCAGACTACCTGATATTATAGTGTAAACTACACCTGAATCGTTTTGAACTGGTAATGATAATTCTAAAGTTTGTCTTTCACTAAAAGCCAACCGCGAAGCAACACCAGAACCAGGAGAAACTTTAGTAGATTCATAATTTACTGATAAATCAAATGGGTTAGGGTATATTGTTATAGTTTCAACAGGCCCCGCTTCTGCACCAGTATTAGTTGCAGTAAACACGATTCCTACATTATTGTAACTTGCACCAACTTTTGTAAAATCAGTAGTACCTACGGATTCTATGACGTATTGATATCCAACAATGAAACTACCTGAAGCTACAGATATGTTAGTACCTGGCTCTTGGCCAAAATTCCAACCTGTTGGTTTAGTCCAAACATTAAGTGACATATTAAGCAATAGATCCAAAATCTAAATTAGTTCCTGAAGGATCAGTAACTGAAAAACCTGCAAAGTCAGGTTGAACACCATTCATATTTAATTCTGTATTTGGAGCATCGATTGTTCCAACAGTACCGTCTACAAATGAGCCAAAATCAATAGAAACAGAATTAGAATTAATAAGCAATTCAATCAACGCATTTGTTGTTCGAACATCGACTCCGAATACAGTGGTTTGTACATCACCACCACCTACCGCTCCGATAATAATATTGTGTCCGTTAAGTTGTAGATCAGCACTTAGACTAGGACTAGGATCATTCTCAACTAATGACAATCCTTTTAAATTTACAGTATTATCAGTGTTGGTAATTTCTATACTACCATCAGTACTGGTTAAAGATTTAAATTCTAATGTTAAATTATCATTGTCTCTACGTTTAAAAATTCCTGTACCAGTTCCTACATTTTCTCCGTTGATGATTCCTAGAGTTCCACCAACAAGTTCAAAGTTAGCATTTACTTTTTGAAATGCGGTGCGTAAATCATCACCTGTTCCGTCATTTGCATAGTTACCTAAATTAATTGTTTGAATAGGCATGATTTCTCCTTAATCTCTTGTACCAAGTTCTACTGAGTGAACTCGGGGATAAATTGTTCCGTTTGCTGTAGCAGTTGGAGTTGCTACAACTTCTATAAGATATGTTGTAGGATTACGCTGTATAGACAATGTTATTAATGGAGCAACGCTAGTATGTACAACTCCATACACTGACATGACAGGTTCTAGAGATCCAGGATTTCCCCAGTATCTATCAGAAATAATTGCTTCACATACTTGTGTATGCCAGCCACTGCTGTCTCCTAATTCGTATCCTTCAACTTGTATAACTAATTTGGCACTAGTAATATAAGTTCCTGTCCCAGTCCAAATAACACTTGGTGTTGTACTAAATTGTTCTACAGTAACAGATCGTGTAAAACTATTGTTTTGTCTAATAAAAGTCTGACTAGGAAATGTTGTATTACCGCTATTATCAAGTGTTACTGAATACGTACTGTTTACTAATTGATTACTAGTTCCGCTATTTAATAAATTTGTTGTATCTGTTAACTGGCTGATATCAGTAGGAACAACGGGGTCTACTCCCCATTTTTGTTTAACCCATATATCAGGTTGGACACCGCCACCTTCTACAAAAGTCACAGAGCCAGTTGGTGGAAGAGTTATAAATCCGCTTACTATAATAGAAATATCAGTACCTAAGTCGTCAATTTGCTCAATTGTAACGGTAGTTGAATTTACCGTCAGAGTCCATCCAACTTGTGGTGTTGCCCAACCTGTATTTGGAGGAGCACCTTTAGTAATAGTTAGTGTGTTTACATTTTGTCCAAGTTCGTTTGGCACCAAAGTAACTGTTCCGCCACCGCCACCGCCACCAACATAATCTGTTGTACAATAATAAATGTAATTACCATCGATTGCAACAGTACCAGCTTTGTCTCCAACTTTACCTGCTAGTGTAACAGGTACAGTCGATTCTGGTAAAATTGTATTACCATCGGTTCCAAATGTCCAAGTATTGCTAATAACTCCACCTGATCCATTTAGTATAGAAATATTTCCATAGTTATTATATAACGTAATTGGATTAACAGTATCGCCGTATTCAGGTATTGTTAATCTAGCAGTTGCGCCATGGACTAAGTCATCGTTACTAACAATTACTCCGTTAAGATTGTAAATTCTATCATCGACAAACCCAGTATTAGCAGTTCCAACTTCTTGAGAAATGCTAGTCCAACTTAATGTTGTTCCATTAGTTGTTAAGAATTTATTACTGTTTCCAGTTTGTGATGGAATCTGTACGTCTGCATTTGCAAGGGCATACAGTTCAACAAAGTTTTGATTTACTTTATCGAACGCGGTGCGTAACGGATCACCGGTTTTGTCGTTAGCTGTAGTTCCAATATTAATGTTTAGTCTAGCCATTATACTCTCCCTACAGCAACTTGAATTACACCAGCCTCACCTGAGTCTTTGTCTTCTAGTGCCTTACCAATTATAGATCCTAGCTGAGGATTATTTGCTTTAACAGCACAACCTGGTGTTGCACTTGTTGTCAGCAAGTCTCCTTTCTTGACCCGCCCAACTACCCAACACGGTACCCTACCTGCCAGTGCAATACAAACCTTAATTCCTTTCTGGTCTTGGTTCATAATGTAAGCTGGATTAGTTGTTACGATACCTGCTGCTCTTGTATCGTTTATTTTATCAGTAGTTGTAACTTCTTTTTCGCCACCAAATACTAGTACAGATCCTGGACTGTATTCCTGATCTCCTTCGTAATATTCTGCAAGGTCAGCATAGGTAGCCTGCAAACGACTTGATCCGTTTAGTGACCAGTATCCGTTAATTGTACCTGAAGTTGTATCGGTTCCTGCATTTAATGTAGTTGTGTATAGTGTACCATTTGTTACATTTATAATACTTGAACTTGATACACTCCAGTTACCTGTTATAGTACCTGGGTTAGCAGCCGCACCACTTGTTAGTGTGTTGGCCTTTAGTGTTCCGCCTGTGAAATCAACTGTTCCAGTAAATGATGTTGTTGTATTTCCACTAGTTGTACCTGTACTAGATGCAAAATTATACTGTCCTGGTGTATAGAATCTAACGGTGTTTGTTGCAACGTTAGTGTCAATAACTTGAGTAGTATTAATCTTTAATGCAGTAGCGTTAATAGTTCCGCTATTGATGTTTAAATCATTGCCGTTTGTTTTTACAATACTGTTGCTTCCACCAACAGTAGTAATTGGTGTAACAGTATATGTATTGTTAGTAGTGCTTGAACCATCATATGTGACTGTCATAACACCGCTTGATGCAAATGGTGCGTTCTTAATACCATCGCCTGAAGCAACCACAGAACCAAATGTAACTTCCCCAATGTTTCCAGTGCCTGCCCCAGCCGCTCTACCAAGCACAGTACCTTGACTTGCATACTGTAGTTTGCTGTAAACAATACCTGTTGAAGCACTTACAGAATCTTTTAATTCAATCCAACCGCTAGTTGATTGGAATTCAGTATTCTTAAATGATGCAAGTCCTAAATCGGCTTGTGCAATGCCTGTAGCATTTGTACGTGTACTTGCTGCAGTCATTGACAATTTACTTTGTACAATTCCCGCTGTAGCACTTACCATGCTGTTTACAATCTTGCCTGCTTGGATAGCACTAGTAATCTTACCAGTAGTTCCGTTGTATGTTAACAATACATCACTAGTTGCACTATTGTCTGGTAAATTAATGTTACGCCACTTGTTAGCAGTAATTGTACCTCCACTTACATAAGGAGTTGTTACTACACTGGCATAACTTACTGAGCTAGTTGATGCACCTGTAACAATGTATGTTCCATTGTATGTTCCTGGACTTATACCACTTACTACAATAATGCTACCAACTGGAAATGGTGTTGTTGCTTGAGAAGTAAAGTTTAAAGTAATGTTAGTTCCATTTCCAATACCACCTACGACGTTTAATACTGTACTTTGGTCGTAGACTGGAATGTTACCTTCTATTAGACTTGTCCACTGTACATCGCGTAGCTCTTTGAATTCGTCATAGTTGGCAACAGCAGTATCAACATAAGTTTTGTTTGCTGCGTTTGTTCCAGCATCTGTTATCAACGGAGTTGCTACGTTTGTAATAGCAAACGTTCCCATGTTTAGATTACCCTTCATGGTTAATGCACCATTAAGAGCTAGATAACCAGGACCTACTAAGTTGCTTAAAGCAACAGGTCCGCCGCCGTGGTCTAATCCTAATCGTTTATCAATGTAACCACGAACCGCACTTTGTACAGGAACAATTTCTGGTGCGTTGTTGGTCATTGAACTATCTGTTGAGAATTCACTTACAACAACACCGCGCTTAAATCCTAAACCGTCTAGGTTACTCAACGCAATTGACGCACTAAATGTAACTGTACCAGTGCCTTGGTCAACTGTGAAGAAACGTCCTACACGGAAGATACCGTTTTGGTCTGATGTTACATAGAATACACGACCTACACCTTCCTCGTAAACTTCGTTTGCCTGTTGTTTACTTTGCGTTGGATTACCATAGATTTGATATGGATAGTTAGTAGTTGAGTAACTACCTGTACCAATGTCTAAGAAATCATGTCCTGTTGCACGACATGTACTAATACGTGTTGTAATCTGTGCAGATGTACCTGATGGATAACCTAGACGTAGTGTTGCTGCTGCACTAGTACTAAATGGTTTTGTTAAACCTAATTGACTGCTTGAAGCACTTAGTAATTGTTTAGCCAGGCTTACAACAGGAGTGATCGTTGTAGTGTTAATACCATATGATCCTGGATCAATATTGTAACTTACTGTTACAGTAGTTGCAGTTGAAGCAGTTACAACTACTGTTCTATTATAGGTTGCAGTAGCATTACCTGTAACCTCCCAAACAGATCCTACAGCAGGTAGCTGAGTTTGTGTTGGAATAGTATAAGTTACTAAGTAAGGTCCAGAGCCTGTTTTAGATACAAATGCACTAATAGTAATTCCTGAATTCCAAGTTCCAGGATCGTAATCATATGCAAGTGTTATATTTGATGTAGTTGTCTTTACAGCATAGTATAATCCGTTGTATAATGGATTGTTACTGTCTTTAATTCTATACCATTTACTGTCTGCTGGAGCACTTGTTTGTGTAGCAAATGTTAATACAACGGCGTAACCTGCTGTTATTGTTGTCCCCGCAGTAATAGTTTGGCTTACACTAACAGTCCAGCTTAGTCCAGCACCTGCTGTAATATAAGTGTCAGCAGCAATACCAGTTCCAGTAATCTTTTGACCTATTGCTAATGTACCAGACGAAACACTGGCTACAGTTAGTGTAGTTCCGCTGATACTTCCTATTACAATAGCAGGTCCAGTTTTACTTGTAAATCCACTAATTTTTACAATACCAACTAGTGTTGATGTTGCACTTACTAACTGACTAGTACTTACGGTATAAGTTCCTGTTCCACCGGTGCCTGTTCCTAATGCACTAATGTATGTTCCCGGAGTTACACCGTCTCCATAAACTGTCATACCTACGCGAAGTGTACCTGATGCAACAGCAGTGACGTTTAGTACAGTACCTGCACTTACGCCGCCAACTGAGTTTGCAATAGCACCTGAAAACGATGCACTATCTTGTTCTACGTATGTTCCAGGATCGCTTTCATAAGCAACTGTAATTTGGTTTGTATTAACACCAGCCGCCGCAGTTGTACTAATTGTTGGACTTGATGTTAGTACCGGTGTTAACACAGCACTACCATAACTTACAGTAATACTTGGTTGACTTTGATAGCCATAACCAGGACTTACTAGTGTTACTGTTTCAATTGCGCCATTTTTTACTGTACAAGTTGCAATAGCCGCAACTGTTGGACTTCCTCCAACAAATGTAAGTGTTGGAGCACTGGTATATCCGCTACCAGCATTGGTAATTGTGATGCTAGATACTGTTGCAACTACGGTCGAACTTACTGTTGCTCCAGCAGGAACCCAACATGCAGGACTTACAATAAATGAGTTTGTAGTACTGTCAATACTTTGAATAATAGTTCCGCTTGGAATATATGCACCAGCACTAAGACTGGTCACTAACATGCCAACTTGTAGTCCAGTAGTATCACTGACTGAAATTTGTGTTTTACTTACTGCACTTGAAATTTGATGCCAGTAGTTGTAATTAGTTGTTGTTTGACCTGATAAGTTATACCAGTTATCAACAATCGGTAAAGTGCTTGGCGTCCAAGCAACATCGTATGTAACATATTTCAATCCAGAAGTTGGAACAGATTTACTTACATATGACAAAGCTGGAATAGTACTACCGTCTCCAAGAATGTTTGTAATAGAGTTAGCATCTATGTTTAAGTAGCCATTTCTTGCAATACCAAAAACAATAGTTCCGCTTGGGGTTGTGACACCAGTTGCAGAATTTACAACAATAGTATAAGTTGTTGCAGGAAGAACTGGTTCAGTTATACTTTCAACATAAACAGGAGTTGCAACAGGGAACCCTGTTCCAACTAGAATATCTCCAACTTCAATATCCCCTGATACTGCGTCAACAACTAAAGTTCTTGTTCCTGCTGTCCAACTAACTACTGTACTTGCTTGAGCAATTTTCAATGGTACTGTATAGCTCGCAACTCGATGTGTGCGACCGTGCCAGCCAAAAAGATAAGTTCCTTTGTTGATTTGATTAATTACAGTAGCTTGACTAATTTCAAGAACAGCAATCTTGTTGTCACCGACTCGAGAACCTTGTGTCTTAGTTCCAACATAACCGCCACCAACATAAGTTGCTGTTACGGTACTTGCAAATTGAACCTGTGTAGTTGAGCAAGCTGTTACGCGATAAGCACCGTTATAGGCTGTTGTTGAAACGCTGTTATCAATAACTTCCCCAACAGTAATAAATTCACCAACTACAAACGGTGCGCTGGCTTGGGTAGCATAAGTTACTGTAACAGTTGATCCGTTACCACTTACACCTGTGACAGCAAGAGCTGCATCCCAGTCTAGTGTGCCTAAGTTTGTAAGGTCGGTTGTAAATTTATAATAGTTAAATGAACTGTCAGATTGTAAAATACTAATGTTGCTAGCCAACAATTCACCAGTAGCATCGTTTAAGTTATATGCAAGAATACGATAAATGTCTGCTAAGTTGTCGTTGTATTGTAACGCTGTACTTGGACGAGTTGGGTTTACGTTTGCAATATTATTGAATTTAATATTTTGCAGCACACGTATAGTAACCATCTGACCGTCATACAGAGCAGTAGCAAGACCTGTTGAACTTGTTCCGTTATTTCCAGCTGAACTTAAATTTAATTTAAGAATGTTTTGGCCACCTAGTGTAACAACAGTATGTTCAACGCTACTAATTTCGTAACGTGTAATACCAAGGTTAGCCATGCTATGGTCAATTTCTAATTCACTGGTGTTGTTTGGAATATAGCTATAACCATAGACATATACACTTAATGCCTGTTTATTGGCAGTTGGAGTCATTTCACTAGCAAATTGACCTTGTTTGTAGACGCGAGCAACTTGAGCCATATCGTAGGCAAGATTTACGGCGTCTGGTTTTTCAGTTATATCAAATCCACTAGCTCTAAGTCCATATGTTCCGTGAGCGTTAGAACCAGCTACAGATCGAATCTGTCCACCGTCAGCTGCCCAATAGTGTGTATGACAGTAGTATGTGAAAGTTGACACTTGTTCTGAAACACCACCGTTCTTACAAACAATAGCGTAACCAAGGTCGTTAATCATAGCAAAGTCGTTGGCCAGCATGGACTTATTACCGCCCATTTCAATATTAATGACCAAACCACCGCCATCATTTAGATAGCTAATAACACTTGATTTAATTGTTTCAGTAGCAGAAGTTATCAAGGCTTTTTGTGCAACTAGTGTAGCGTTTTGTGCAGATAAATCTGGTGCTGTTCTAGTTGGTGCTGAATCAAAGTCGCCGTCTGCAATATAATCTTTAACTAGATCACAAAGTGTTCCAATCTTAGTATATTCTGGATCAGTGTTTAAAATGTTATAGGCTGCATTGATTGTTTGATTAATTGTGTTACCAGCAGAACGTGTAACACTAGTTCCAAGCACAACAAGTTTTGCAACAGCATTTAATCGATCAACTGCGGCAATACATAATGCTTCAACACCGCTGATTTGACTAGTCAACGATAATTTAGAATAGTATGCTTCGGCTGCATCATATGTCATTGAATTGCCGCCATATACCAAGTCGTATATCATTGCGTCAATAACATATCCGATATCTCTTGAAGATTTAACAGCACTATATGTTGCGTACTGTTTCAAGTTAAATGATGCAGCAATATAAGCAACAATCTCTGCTTGTAAGAATGCACGGTTAGCAATTAAGTAATCGCGGACTTTTGCGGCGGCGGTTGTTGTTATACCAGTAGCACTTGGGTAAGTTAGTGCTGGAGCTGCACTGATGCCTTGATCAATAATAGTATTGATAGTTGCCATGTTGGTTGTTAGTGCAGACTCTGCACTGGCATCAGTTAATGTGTCTAATGCTAAATCTCGAGCCTTGTTCAAACCTGCAAGTGTTTGACTCTTTTGATTTGTAATAACAACGCTTGCGGTTGCTCGTTGATACGAAATACCTGCTTTGATTGTTTGATAGTTTGAACCTAATACCATGTCATAAGTAACAGCATCAAGTATAAGTCCAACGTCGCGTGAACATATTTCGTTGTTATAGAAACCAGCAGCATTGTATGGTGTTGCTGTGTCTATTTTTAATTTAACTGTAGCAGTAGC